AGGCTCTATATCCGAAAGGAACGGAACCAGCGATTCCCTCAGGGAAATTCCCGGGGATGGTTTGGTTCTTCCCCGATTGGAAACTGTTCGCTCGGGATTGGGGTCGCTCGCTCCGGTGGTGGTCGAATGGTCGCGCCGGCACATGGGCTTAGAGCTTCTAGATTGGCAGGTTCACGCGCTTGAAGGTCTGCTTGAAATTGGTGAAGATGGTGATCTATTGAATCGTTCTGGCTATGTCAGCGTGGCGCGGCAAAACGGAAAATCCTTTTTGGGTATGGCTCTCCTTGGGGCTTTCGTGACTGACTTCGCACGTCTTCGAGGCAAGCCTCAGACCGTTGTTAATACTGCTTCAGAGCTTTCACTTGCGTGCCAACAGTTTGAAAAGGTCGCTCCAATTTTAAAAGAAAATTTTGGCTTCAAGTTGAAATGGGGCTATGGCCGTATGGAAGCCACAGGGCCCGATGGTTCGAAGTGGTATGTCAAGGCCGCCACGCCAACAGCCGCCCATGGCTTAAGTGTGGATTTTATTTGGGCCGATGAAATCTGGTCCATCTCGGATGAGGTTCTTGCTCAAGGATTACGGCCCACGATGAAGGCCCGAAACAAGCTCACCGCTGGCGGCTCTCCGCTGATGCTCATGACATCCACCGCCGGCACTGAAGCCAGCACCGCTCAGCTTCGCTACCGGGAGCAAGGGCTCAAGATGATTGATGAGAAAAAAGCCGGCAAGTTTTACTTCGCTGAATGGTCCGTTCCGCCCACGGTAGATCCAATGAATCAGGCATATTGGAGAATGGCAAACCCCAGTCTTGGGACGTTGCTCCAGCTGGAAGACATGGTTGCCGATGCTCAACATCCGGACCGTCTCAGCTTCTTGAGGGCTTCGCTGAATCTGTTTGTGGCCGCCGATCAAGCATGGCTTCAGCCCGGACAATGGGACAATTGCGCCACAGATGAAGACTTCCCAGAAGGTCCGTCATGGCTCTCTGTGGACAGCTCACTCGATGACTCGCGCTATGTCGCTGTTCAAGCCGGCTCAGATGATCGAGGGACGGTCCATGTCCGAACGATGTTCAGCGTTCAGACATTGCGTGAATGTCAAGACGAGATAGTCCGCATCATGGAAGACCCACAAGTCAAGCTGGCAATTACGCCATCGCTGGAGTCTCACATTCCCCAGCATCTTGATAAGCGGAAAATGATTGTGGGCTATGGCGAACTTTTGAAGTACACACAGCTAGTTAAGAATCTGATTATGGAGCGTCGCATTGCGTGGAAGGCCGGCGGAGATGAAGCACTGTCGGAGCACATGGCGCGCGCCGTTGCCGTGAAACAACAGCACGCCATCGCTCTCAGTTCAAAGCGTTCACCGGGGCCGATTGAATTAGCGCGTTGCACAATCTTCGCTTCTGCTCTTGCGGCGCGTCCGCGTGCAGTCGGAAAAGCAGCAATGGGAAATTCATCTAGATAGTTGACTTTTGATGTATACATCGGGAGACTCCGGCTATCGGTATTTTCCAGCGCTCCACGAACATTCCGCAATTCTCTAGTTCCGCGCCCACAGTTAAGGCGGCGGCTGGTTCCGCAATGGTTGGAAACTGGATCAACTACACGACTTCCACGCTGGAAACATTGGCCCTTTCTGTCCCGACAATTTCACGCTCGCGCGATCTCCACACTTCGCTAATCGGCGCGCTTAAGGTTCGGCACTACACACGCCAATGGACCGGCGAACGCTATGAGAAGATTTACTTACCCAACGAGCCATGGATGGACCAGCCAGATCCAAATGTGACAGCGCCATTCTTTTGGACATCCATCGCTTCAGACCTTTTCTTCCACGGCCGCGCTTTCGTGTACATCACTTCTCGCCGGGCTGATGACAACAGACCAGCAAGCTTCACATGGCTACCAGCCGCGAACATCTCCACCATCGATCAAGTGCCCGGAGTCCAATACTACGGCCCATCAAAGACAGTTGAATTCAACGGCTTAGAGCTCCCCATCAATGACGTGGTCCAGCTGTTCTCCGCATCCGCCGGCGTTCTCTACGCTGGCCAGCGCCAGATAATGATGAGCGTCTATCTGGATCAAGCAGCTGAACGCTACGCCAGTCTGGAAACAGTGCCCGGTTATCTTCAGCAAAAAGGCGGCGAGACCATGTCCGGCGATGAGCTCGGAGATCTTGCTTCAGCATGGGCCGCCGCGCGCAAGGCCAACGCCATCGGCGCGCTCAATGATTATGTCGAATTCATCCCATTTGATAACCCTTCAGAAGTTGTCGCGGACCAGCGCCGCTATCAAGCTCTGGAGCTCGCTCGCTTGTGTGACGTGCCGGCTTATCTCGTGTCAGCGCCCACTGAAGGCGCATCGATGACCTACCAAAACGCTCAGCAAGCCCGACAGGACTTGTATCTATTCGGCACGCGGAATCTGATTGATGTTCTCCAGAGCTCATTCAGCATGAATGCAATTCTCCCAAGAAATCGCTTCATCGAATTTGACGTGGCGGAATATCTCGGAATGTATGAAAACGAAGTAATCGTGGAGCCACGCTCAGAACGCGATGACGATATGGAAGAGGAGCTTTCATGAAGATTCAATTCGATGCGATCCCTATGAAGCTGGACGCGGCCGCTGGTGAGGAAACTCTCCCCACCATCACCGGCTTAGCTGTGCCGTGGTTTCCAGCTTCAGCAGTGGTGAGCTCGGGCGAGCGCGTAGCTTTCGAGCGAGGCGCTTTTGATGTCAACCAAAAGCCGGCAAAACTGATCGAGGGACACGATCTTTCCCAGCTGGTCGGCACAGTGCCCGAGCTCATAGATCTAGAAGAAGGGCTTGGATACCTTGCCCAATTCGCACGCACCACACGATCTAATGACGCGATAGAGCTCATTCGTGCCGGCGCTTACGATGCAGTTTCAGTTGGAGCCGATGTTATTTCATCGCGCTATGACAAAGAATCTAAAACAGTAGTGGTCACTAAGGCCAACTTATTGGAATTATCGCTTGTCGCGATACCGGCATTTTCGGCCGCGACTATCGACACACTCGCCGCTTCAGCACCAGAAGAAGATGACGAAACCCCAACCCCATCCACCAACCAACCAGAGGAGACTCAAGAAGTGGAAACACCATCAACCCCAGAAGTAGCTGAAGCCGCAACAGTAGCAACAGCTCCCATCTATGCAAGCGCTAAGCGCGCTTTTAAACTCCCATCACCAGCTGAATACATTGCAGCTATGAAGCAAGGCGGCGCTGAATTCGCGGCGCTGAACGCAAACATCCAAGCAGCCGCCGGCGATGTCATCGTTTCGAACACAGTGGTTCCAGAGCCAATTGTTCAGCCGCTTTATGACAACATCAACCCATTGCGCCCATTCGTGAGCGCGCTGGGCCCTCGCTCGATGCCAGCATTAGGCAAAGTGTTCATCCGTCCTCGCGTTGTTACCCATACATCAGTAGCGGTGCAATCAACAGAGCTCACTGGCCTTTCAGCTACCAGCTACGACATTGAAGAAGTCCAGGTCACCAAGAAAACTTTCGGTGGCCAAGCCACAGTGTCCGAACAGGCAATTGACTGGTCAGATCCAGCCATCTTGAATCTTGTATTGCAAGACCTCGCCGGCCAGTACGCATTAGCGACAGAGCTTGAAACTTGCACCGCATTAGCTGGAGCAATCTCAGCATCGAATGACTACGTCATCACAGACTGGACAGACGGTGAAGAAGTTGTTGCAGACCTCTACGCAATGGCCGCCGAAATCGGCAAAGTGGGCAACTACTTGCCTACCCATCTCGTAGTGTCTCCCGACATCTGGGCGAAGCTTGCAACTGCCGCGGACACAACCGGCCGAGCAATTTTCCCACAGGTAGCGCCTATGAACGCCGCTGGACAATTGTCCGGTGGTGCTGTGGCATACAACGGAAACCCACTCGGACTCCAGCTCGTAGTAACTAACCAGCTTAAGAGCTCCATCGCTGTGGGCAACCAAGACGCTTCCGAGTTTGCTTTCATGCTTAACGCTCGCGCTATCGAAGCCTTCGAAACAGCCAAGGGAAGTCTCAGTCTGATTGACCCGGCAACCTTGGGAACCACTGTAAGCTTCCGTGGCTACTTCGCCGCTCAAGTAATGCAGGCCAACGCCATCTGGGCACTCGGACCCACGGTCACTTGGGCCTAGTCCGCTGAATCCGCATCGTCCTCGGTAAGTAGATGACCACTCCAACCTTTCCCATCGCAATTGATAAGACAGTCACGGCTATCACAGCGACCTCTGGAGTGTTCACGCTTACCTTGGACGATGTCAACGGAATTCAAGTGGGCTCTCGCGTAGACATCGGCGGTCTACCCACTGCCGCATGGAACACCTTCAGCGAAGAAGTGACAGCAGTCAACGCCACCACCAAAACAATTCAGTACACTCACGGAAACTTCACAGTCGCCGCCGCTGATGTATGGGGCCAAGTGCATCTTGAAACAACGTGGGCAACCTCAGCGGATGTTGAGTTATGGCTCGGCTTCGATGCGACCGGCACAGACCAGACCTTTTTAGATCTGTGCACAGATGCCGCTAATGATCGATGCTGGTATTACCGCGCTCGCGCTGGATATCAAGACCATCCCAATGTGGCTCCCGGTACTGACGCTCGAACAGCTGTCATCATGTACGCCGCTCAATTGTTCCGCCAGCGTGGAGCAGTTGATTCCTATGCTTCTTTCCAAGAGCAAGGATTCGGAGCTATTCCCGGCCAAACACTTGGAGTGATTCTGGCTCTTCTCGGATGCAAAAGGCCACAGGTCGGATAGACCATGGCCGCCACGGGGATTCTTCAAGATGCAATTACAGCGACCAAAACAGCGCTCACGGCGTTGGGGCTTCAAGTCATTGATGACCCACGGAACGCGCGGCCTTATTGCGTCATGGTGGAGCTTCCCACTCTGGACGCTTTCACAAAGAATGTCGGAGACATCACAATCACTATTCGAGTGCTTGGGATTCCACCAGCAAACAAAACAGCTGCCGAATATCTGCTTACAACAGTTGACACCATCATGAACTCGTCTATCGCGGTCACTGATGCTCGACCTAGCACAGCGGACTATGGCGGCGGTCAGTTCCCGACATACGACATCACAAGCCGGATAGCAGTCCGGCGCAACTAATAAAGGAGCCATCATGGCAACATCAACATTCCTATCCAATGCCACAGTGAATATCACACAAGGCGCGACCACTTGGGACGTATCCGACCAGTGTTCATCAGTTTCCGTAACGGTGGGATACGCCGAGCTGGATGCCACCACGATGGGCGACACCGGCTCAAAGGCAGTCAAAGGGCTCCAGACCGTAGAAGTAAGTCTCAGCCTTTTCCTCTCTTACGGCACCGGCGAAATCGAAGACATGATTCAAGCATGCGTAGGCACCGGAACCACCACATTGGT